CTTAATTCTTGCAGAATCCTAAAAAATGAGATTTCGGGGAATAAAATCGCAAAAACCCAAAAGGATTTAAACAATGCGAAATAAATTTATATTGGATTCAAATTATGAAGTACAACTGCTGTGTAATATCCAAGAGCCGTATGATGATGTCGAGGAATGGAGGAACAGCATTCTGGTTGAGGTTGACGCTGACAGCACGGCGAACCAGTACATCGTAATCACCGGCGCAGAAGGATATACAGATACACTCGATATTGTACCGGGACAGACCAATACATTCACGATCACGATGGATTTCTGGAATTATGGCGGCATAAGCACGATCGAGTTTTATAAGAATAATCAGCTGTTAGAGTTCAAGACCTTGTATATCACATTCCCGGATATCCTGCCCGGAGTGTGTACGATCTCCTCAGACAGTGAGAGCGAAGGGATCATATATCTTGGTCAGAGTTATTCAATGTCGGGGAGTTATTATCCGTCACCTGAGACTATTAAAGAGGTTGAGACAAAGGTTGATGACATTGAGAAAGATGTCGAAGATATGGGTGACGAAATCGACCTTGCCAAGGGTGACATCGAAGATCTTAAGACAGATAAACAGGATGTACTTTCAGCAGGCACAGGAATCTTAATCGCAAGTGATACGGTAAGCGTAACGCATCCGATCGTACTGAGTACAGAGGATTTGACACCGAATGTCAGCCCACTTCCGACAGGCACTATTTATCTGGTTTATGAGTAAGGATTATGTCAAAAAAAGCATATGGCGGAATAGCAACAGAGCTGTCACCGAACGGAGTGGCAAAGAGCGTTACAAAACTATATGGCGAGGTTGGCGGTGTAGCAAGGAAAGTCATCAAAGGATATTGTGAAGTCGGTGGTAAGGCGCATCAGTTCTGGCCTGCGGAGAACACCACAGTCGGAGCAAGAACAGACCTGACTCCGGGCGGCACATATGAGTTGAATACATGCCTGCCTGTTATGGCAATGAAATTTGCGCTTGAGTTTATCCGTAAGCTGCAGAAGCCATTGCTTAATAATTACGGCATATATACGCTGTATCAGGAAAAGAAAAGCGAGATAATGGCGGATTTCCTCAGAAATCTCGCTGATAACAATATTGTATATATAACCTGTAGTGCAAGCTCATATAGTGAAGGTTCCTTCAGTGTTACTTTTAATTTGGGCAAAGCTGAAAATTTAAACAGGCAGATAGATCAGGTATACACTCCTACGTTATCTGGTAATACGTATGCTACTATTGTTAATTCAGTAGCTACGCAAAAATCAGTAAGTTACAGTTTTAACTTGACAACCAAGACGATAACAAGAAGCGAAAGCCAGTTTTCAAGTTCATTTACCACTATCGGGTTAGAGATAGATTATGGAAGCAGAGGCACATATGCGATTGGACATAACGTCAGGATAACAAATCTCGGTATGACGATGTATCGTGTCGATGCGATTGCAAGAGGTGATTGGCTTTGGAGATTTGATTTTGGAAGTGGTATGTATGACCAGATAGACCACCTTAAAGCATTTGCAAAGGATGGTACAGAGAGTACGGCGATAGGTTGGGAAGATTATGTGCAATTTCCTGCATTTATATGGGAGCCGGGACGAGTTATTAAAGTCAAATGCGCAAATTTTAGTCCTTATAACTATGAAGATTATGACCTGTTGACTATCGAAGAGCATGGGGATGATTTCCATTATTACGACCGAGTAGAATACGATGGAGAAGGTGGAGGCAAACATTACTATAAATGTTATTACAAGGTATATCGTGGTGGGAATTTGGTCGGTATATATGTTACCAACGCAAGCCAATATTCAACAGGTAAAAGAGGTTTCAATGTCACGCAAACTACTAAGCCCTGTGCCAGAAATCAGTATGTGGAACAAAAAGGTAAAATCAGATGGGTTGATTTGAGTGGAGGCGCAGACGGTGACGAAGTTGGAGATATGAGGCAATTTATGCCAAATCTGAATTTCGATGTAAATATATACGATACCGATATACGATGTATTATCGGTCAAGAAGAAGCATTGGTCGAAGAAGCTATGCCGATAACGAATTGGCGATATCCATTCAGAATAGGCAATTATGGCTATGGAAAAAGTAGTAATTATGCTCTGTACGGTTATCAAATAACGGAAGTAGAAGTTTTATGACACGGAAAGAACAGCTCTTATCAATCATAAATAAATCAGGCTCTGAGAATGAAGCTAAAACCGCACAGCTTGTTGATGAGATCATTTTTATCGAGGAGAATCTTGCAAAGCTGAAGGAGCTGCCGTTCATTGTGGTAAACTCGAAGAATCCGGGCATTCAGAAAGCGACTCCGGCAAGTAAACAGTACAAGGAGCTTTTACAGCAATATAATAACTGCCTGCGATTGCTGTTCAGGATCACAGGCGAGATGGATGGCACCAAGGAGGAGTCACCACTTAGGAAATGGCTCAAGGAGCGGACGGATGATAAAGGAGATTTTTAAAGGGATTGCGATATTTGCATTGATAGTGTTGTTCTGGTTTGCGGTTTATTATGCAGTGCTTTTTATCATTTGGCTGATTATAAAATTCGGGGGACATTTGACAATATGATCGACACAAGAGAGCTCTACAAAAGCAATGAGGATTTTAAGCGATATGTTGACGTAATGGCAAAAAGCAGAGAGATATCTGTTGAGGAGATCTTGCAGCATGAGATAGTCAGAGGCAAGGCGGAGGACATCCGGGCGCATGAAATGGAACGAAGATAACTCTTATCTGCTGCGGTACCGGGGCGAGATCCAAAGCGGCTCTATCATCGCCGGACAGGAGATGATCGCAGAGCTTGATAATCTGGCAGAGGATTTTCACAACGATGATTGCTACTATGATACAACCGATGCTTTGCTGAGAATGGATTTCATGGAGAATTGCATTCGACTTACCAAGTCACCGTTCTATGGTCAACCGATGAAGCTGATGCTTTGGCAGAAGGCATTTATTGAGGCTCTGTACTCGTTTAAGATGGCGAGGGAGTTAAAAGACCATGACAAGGTAATTGACCGATTTAAGAGGGCATTGCTTCTGATCGGGAGAAAAAATTCAAAGTCGGAAACATGTTCCGCACTTGGCAATGCCGAGTTCATTGTTGGAAATGAGGGTTCCGACCTTGTGTGCAGCTCGAATGATAACGAGCAGGCTTCCATCGTGTATGATGCAATCGACCTGATGCGGCAGTTATATGATCCTGAGGATCTCGATACAAAGCGGAATCAACGCTTTATCATGAACAAGGGCACGAATACCAAGATATTCAAGCTCTCAGACAGGACACGGAATAAGGAAGGTCGTAATATTGACTGGGCGATACTCGATGAAGCGCACGAGCTTAAGGATAATGTTATTGCAAAAAGTATTGAGCAGTCGCAGTCAATTAAGGATAACCCGAAATTTATCATAATTACGACTGAGGGGTTCGTTCAGGACGGCTTTCTTGATGAAGAGCTTAAAAAGGCTCGTAAGATCATAAACGGCGAAGATGATTCTATCTCAGCGATACGATATCTGCCGTGGTTATATACACAGGATTCTGAGCAGGAAGTATTCCAGAATCCGAAAAGTTGGTACAAGAGCAATCCATCGCTTGATGTGATAAAGAAGCGGAGCTATCTTGAGGAACAGGTTGATCTTGCCAAGAAAAGCAAAGCGGACAGGATATTTGTACTGTCGAAGGATTTTAACTACAAGCAGAACGGAGTCCAGTCATGGCTGAATATAGAGGATTATACATACGAAGCCACATACGATATCGAGAGCATGCGAGGCGGCTATTGTATCGGAGAGGTTGACCTTGCGGAGACAACCGACTTGTGCTGTGCAAAGGCTCTCGTGATGAAGCCCGGTGATCCCACGAAGTATATCCTGACGAAGTATTTTATCCCGGAGTCGAAGCTTGAGGTTGATAATGACGATCACAATGCCGGGGCAAAGTATAAGGAATGGGTCGAAGGTGGATATATCCAAGTGTGTGAGGGAAACGACCTTGACCTGACGATCGTGGCGGATTGGTTTTATAAGCTCGTAAAGGAGCACGGTATCACACTTTATAAGTGCGGTTATGACCAGAGGTTTGCAAAAGACTTCCTTCGCCAGATGGAAGAATACGGATGGTCGAAAAAGTACGAAGATGTCGAGATGATCCTGCAGAACGCTCAGACCTTGAACAATGCGATCCTGTTGGTCGAGTCGGAGTTAAAGAAGCAGCTTATAAATTATAACGAGAATCCTGTTGACAGGTGGTGTTTTAAAAACAGTTGCCTTAAGGTCAATGAATTACGGCAGGCTCTCGTGATCAAAGTGGATAACGCTCATAAGATAGATGGAACGGTCACGCTTGTGTCATTGTATGAGATGTACAGGCGGCATCGCTCGGAATACCGAAAGTTAATCGGAGGTTGATAATGGAATGGTTTGATAAGTTATTCAGAAGGAAGCCAAAAAATACAAAGCTTGCGACAGCTCTTAATGGCATGCTCCCTATTTATGGGCAGTTTGGGACAAATATATATTATTCCGATTCAGTAGTGCAGGCGATCAAGTGTATAGTTGATGAGATGAGCAAACTGCAGCCGATGCATGTCAGATATCAGAACAATGATCCTGTCCCGGTACGTGGCAACATACAGGAAGTGCTTGATAATCCGAATCCGCTCATGACAGCCTCTGAATTTATCGAAAAAACGATGTGGCTGCTGCTCATGAATTATAACGTATTCATAATTCCGACATACTATACATGGGTTGACGATAAGACAGGAGTCGAGCGCAGAAGGTATGAGTCGCTGTATCCGATACAGCCGATGGAAGTGCTTTTTATCGAGGATGCATCCGGGCGGCTGTTTGTAGAGTTTTGGTTCATGAACGGATATCGAACGACTGTGCCTTATGAAGATGTAATCCATGTTAAATATAATTACTCAGTCAATCAATACATGGGCGGAAATGAAGCAGGACAGCCCGATCATGAAGCACTGCTTAAGACCTTAGAGCTTAACGACACATTGTTAAAAGGTATCGCAAAGGCAATGAAAGCCTCATATGCTGTAAATGGTGTCGTTAAATATAATACACTGCTTGACGGTGACAGAACCGAAAAAGCCCTTGCAGAGTTAGAGCAGAAGCTTATCAATAACGAGAGCGGATTTTTGCCGCTTGACCTTAAAGCAGACTTTACTCCGCTCGAGCATAAATCAGAGCTTGTTGACGAAGCCACACTGAAATTCATAGACGAGAAAATCTTGCGGAATTGGGGCATATCGCTCCCGATCTTGACCGGGGATTATACAAAAGAGCAGTACGAGGCATTTTACCAGAAAGCTCTTGAGCCAAGAATCAACGCTCTGTCGCAGGCATTTACGAAGAAACTGTTCACAAGCCGTGAGCGAGCATTTGGCAACAAGATTGAGTTCTACCCGGAACGGCTTATCTTTATGACCACCGGGCAGAAAATTGAGATGATAAATCTGCTGAGTCCGACCGGGGCACTGTTCGAGAACGAGAAGAGAACGATACTCGGGCTTATGCCGCTGCCGGAGCTTGAGGGCAAGCGATATATGTCGCTTAACTGGATTGATGCAAATAATGCCGATGCTTATCAGGTCGGTAATGTCAACGTGGATGTCGTTGATAAAAATGAAACCATAACAGACGAGGAGGTATAAAAGATGGGTGATGTATATACAAATCCGCCACAGAGCAGAAATGAAGCGATACTTCGTGCGACCATTGACGGTACTGAGTACACAGCTCCGCCACAAAGCCGTATTGAAGATCTATTGCTCGAATTAAAAGAAGCTATCGAACAGGGTGGTACCGGCGAAGGCGACATGAAGAAATCGATCTATGACAGTGATAACTCAGTCGCATCAGCAGGCGGCATCAAGATGTTCGTCAACCAAAAGATAGGGACACTCCCTCAGAGGGTGGGTTCACTTGAAACAACAGCAGACGTACTTCAAGGAGAAGTTGTCAGTATTGAAAACACCCTTGGTGGATTAGGCACAGCCTCCACAAAGAACTCCACAAGTGTAGTCACAGATAGTAGTGATTTAGTAGAGAGTGGGGCAGTAGAACAGGCCTTGCGTGATGCGGAAGTTGTTGAGGGGAAGAATAAACTGCAAAACAAAGCAACATCAAGTGGAATTTTTACAGTCAATTCAGATGGAACGATTACTGCAAACGGTACACCGACAAGTCAGGAATTGATTAATTTAGGTTCGCAATCTGGGTTTAACGGAAATTATATATTGACAGGTCTTGATAATACTTTTCCAAATAGGTCGTATATTACCGTTCGGAAAAATAACATATGGACAAACTTATATATTAGACCCGATGAACTTTTACAGCTTGAATTTAACTTAATTTCAACTGATGTAATGGAAGTATTTTGCGTAGTTAGTGCTAATACCGCTATCACAAATAAGGTATTTAAGCCAATGCTCCGTAAAGCTACCGAAACAGACCCGACATATGAACCGTATTATGTACCTCTCAAAGACGTAGTACCCAATAAGTGCGACAACTCCGTAATAGCCCCCACAGAAAACGGCACAACCGCAAGTCAGGCTTATGCAGTAGGAGAGCATTTTATCAAGGACGGACAGTTTAAGGAAGTCACACAGGCTATTGCAAGTGGTGGAGCAATAAGTGATAGTAATACGGTGGATAAACCGATTGCGGATTTATTAAAAGTAGAAGAATACACAGTTACACTATCAAGTCCGTTTGTACTCAATGCTGATTCTAAGCTATGTAAATATGGTAGAATCGTACTTTTATCAATAAGGGTTGACGGTGTTACGATATCAGCAAATAGTACGACCATAATAGGTAGTATACCAAATACTATTTATCCAAAATCTTCAGTAAATAACCTATTTATCAATTATGGAAACAAGATAGGTAGGATATTTGTAACTGCTGTTGGAGAAATTAAAATAAACAGCGAGCAGGCATTATCAGATGAATCAGTTTTGGCTGAGTTAATATGGATGATATAAGGAGGAAAAACAATGAACACATTTGCATTACTTACTTGGTCGGACGGAACATTTATCGTTCGCTCAGAACACAGCACAAAAGAAGCAGGCATAGTTGCCTATGACAATCTTCACGCCGCACTTATCAATGACACGGTTGCCGAGTGCAGTATAAGGCTTGTGGACAGTCAGTTTAATATCGTGGATAACAAGTATTTCGATATTATCAGACACGCACAGCCGACTCCCGAGCCGACAGAGGAATAAGCATGATAATCAAGTATACTTTTAATGATGGTGCTGTTTTAATTTTGCATGATGTCGGTTTATCGGACGATGAAGTGTTAGATTTGGAAAAATGCCACGGCAAATGTGTGAAAGTTGTAACAGCACAGGCACAGCCGACAGAGGAATAATCAATGACCGAAACAATAAGAATGACGATTGATACAGCTATTGATAGGCTTGAGGATTTGCATTTTGAACAGGATGATTGGGAAAATGGAGAATTAACAAAAGATTGCTTACTCAATAGAGAAGCGTTGCGATTGGCAATAGATACAATGCGCAAGTATCAGCAACTAAAGACAGAGGAATAAACCCAACACGCACTATGCGTACCACGTTGGGTATTTAATCGGGGATTTTGCCAAGCCAAAAGTGAAATCAAACACTTAAACATACGAGGGGCAAAACAAGCCGTAGACAGGTAGAAGGACAGGGTACGGCAAAAGCGGAGGAATAATCAAGGTTCAGAGTCGAGTAGAGATACCCGATTTATGGGGAATGGGGCAGTAATGTCCTGTTCCCTAAACAAAAATCAATGAGGGTAAAAAATGAGATGGTATTTATGCCCTGAATGTGGGCAGAAGCTCTTCCAGATCGAGGAAGGAGCGGTCATTATCGGGATGCACTTTAAGTGTAAACGATGTAAAAAAATAATAAGAGTAAATGTGAGCCATTGAGCCAATCAGAATCAAATTGATTCGGTTGGCTCATTTTTTATCTGTTACGGAGGAAACAGACCAATGAAAAAAGATGAAATGGAAAAAAGGTCATATCAGTTTGATGTGAGAACAGAAAAGAGGGCGGACGGTGTAAACACTATCGCAGGCACTCCGATCGTGTATTCATCCCCGACAGACATCGGCGGATGGTTCCGGGAGATTATCGAGCCGGGAGCACTGGACGGAGCTGATCTTAAGGATGTGCCGCTCTTGGTCAATCATGATGACAGGATGATCCCGGTCGCAAGGAGCCGCAGGAACAACGCAAACAGCACCATGAGGCTAATCGTGACTGACAGAGGTCTTGATATGGAAGCAGACCTTGATACTGAGCGCAATGACACAGCAAGAGCGTTATATTCAGCGATCGAGAGGTCAGACATCACCGGGATGTCATTTATGTTCCGAATCAAAGACGAAAAGTGGGAGGATCTTGATTCAGCCTATCCCACGAGGCGGATCTTAAAGTTTGAAGCTATTGGAGAAGTAAGTGCGGTCACACATCCGGCTTACGAATCCACAGCGATATATGCCAGAAGCAAGGAGGCATTGGATAATGCCCGGTCTGCATTGGAGAGTGCAAGACAGCAGAACGGCAAGTCTGCGGAGGCAGATCAGTTAGAGCTTGAAAAAGCAAAATTCATGTTCAGATCAAAATTCTAATGGAGGAAAACAAAATGCGAAAGAAGATTTTGGAAAAGAAGCTCGCAAGGCTTAATGCCAAGAAGCTGAGCTTAAACACAAGATGTCAGGCTTCTTCGGATGTCAACGAGGTTCGTGAGTTGACTGAACAGCTCGAGGATATCAACGCTGAGATCGAAGAGACACAGGCAGAAATCGATGCAATCAACGAAGATGAGAGAAATGCACAGGCAGAAATGGAAGCAAGAAAGGTTCCGGCACAGGCACAGCTTGTCAACGGAAACGTAACTGCCGCATTCCAGACAGCTCCTATCGAGCAGAAGAGGGACGAGAATCCAACAGCATCAATGGAATACCGTCAGGCATTCATGAATTACATTCAGAAGGGTACTCCCATCCCGGCAGAGGCAAGGAACGGCGAAGTGATCTCAACTGCTGAGTCAGGCGCAGCTATCCCGATCACGGTTATGAACGAGGTGATCAATACCGTGCGCAAGAGATACGGCAACCTGTACAGCAAAGTTCGTAAGCTGAGCGTTCCCGGCGGCGTTGAGATCCCGATCGGATCGCTTCAGGCATCTTTCAAGTGGGTAAATGAGAGTACAGTGAGCCCTCGTCAGAAGGTAAACAAGCTCGGAAAGATATCATTTGGATACCATACCGCAGAGATAAGACTTGCACAGACCTTCCTGTCACAGATCCTCACGCTCTCAGCATTTGAGGCAGAGCTTACAAGGGTGATCGCTATCGCTTATCTGCAGGCGATGGATGACGGCATTATAAACGGTTCGGGTGACGGCTCTATGCTCGGTGTTCTTAATGATCCCAGAGTGACCAATACCATCACCATGACCGCAACCAAGATGTCAAGCTGGACTGCATGGAGAAAAGACTTCTTTGCTCAGATCCCTCTCGGATACAGGGCAGGCGAGTTCGTATTCGCTGCTTCGACAGTTGACGCTTATCTTGAGACGATGGCAGACTCGAACAACAATCCGATATTCAGGCAGGCAACAGGTCTTGAGGTTAATGACGGCGATGCTGTAAATCCTAACGGTAGATTCTTCGGTCGTGAGATTGCAATGGTTGAGCCTGATATCATCGCTGACTTTGATGCAGCTTCACCCGGGGATGTGATTGGTCTGTTTTGGCAGCCGAACGAGTACGCAATTAACGAAAACTTCGGATTTACCATGAGAAGATACTTCGATGAAGAGACCAATGAGTGGGTTGACAAAGCACTCGTGGTAGTAGACGGTAAGACTCTCAATCCGACTGGATTCTACAAGATCGTAAAGGGTTAAGAAGGAGGTGCTTATCATGACAAATGTTGAGGCACTCAAAGAGGTATATGTTGCTCTCGGTGGTAATGCGAACAGCTTCAACGCACAGACCAATCCCGAAGCAATCCATCTCATTTCAACAGTTATCGCTGCCGCAATCGCTCCCGAGCTGCCCAAAGTTACATCAAGTAACAACGGACAGGTTCTGACAGTTGACGGTGGCAAGTGGAAAGCAAAGGCTCTTCCCGAATAAAAAATAATGGAGGTAAAAAGCAATGATTAACACTAATCAGATCGTTCCTATCACTGCGACCGACCTGCTCACGCTTCTCGGCACAGTAATGGCTATCGGACAGGAATCACTTTCTGCAGTTCCGACAGCTCTCGCTCCTCTTGATGTAGAGGGTGATTATAAGGTAACTACCAACAGCGCAGTAGCACTTGCATCGGCTCCGCTTAAATCTCTTGATTTTGATGCAACCGCATCAAGCGTGAGCGCAGGCACAGTATACTTCATCCCTGCTTACGATTATGCAGGCTTCTCGATTGACGGAGCTGCAGTAGTGACAGCAGGCGCACAGGTTAAGGCTGACGGATGCACACTGTATAAAGCTGTTCTGGCAACAGGCACAGTTACCATTTCCAAAGTAGGTTTTTAAGCTTCGGCTTAAAAATAGTTGATCTCATATTCATACCCCGACCGGGTGCGGTGTCTTGCTAAGTCCTGATGCCGCACTCTACGAGGGGAAGGAGCATACTATGACAGATGCACAGATGTTAGCAGCGGTTAAAGCCGCTCTCGGAATTGAAGGAACGTATCAGGATAATACCATCACTGAGTATATAAACGAGGTGACCGGGTATTTGACAGGGGCAGGAGTCAAGGCATCGAATATTACTCCCGGTGTGGTGGCTCGTGGTGTCGCTGACTTATGGTCTTATGGAGCAGGCGGCGGAAAGCTGTCTGAATACTTCATGCAGAGAGTTACACAGCTCTCGTATAAATAGGAGGTGGAGATATGGCAGATTTTAAGCCTGCATTTCCATATTCGACAGCGATCGAGCTGTTGATTCCTTCATATAGCAAAGTAAAAGGCACAGAGGTCAAGACATACCCGGAGACAGGCATCCGGCTGAATTGCTCGTTTAAGACTTACGGCGGTACGGAGTCCGTGGTCAATGGTGTCCTGTCAGTCATAGATACGGCAATGATAGAAACTTGGTACAGACCTGATATAAAAACGGAGTGCAGAATCAAGGTATTGCAGACAGGTGGATTGTATGAGGTCATCACTCCGCCGGAGAACATCGATATGAGGAATCAGTTCGTTAAGTTTCGGGTGCAGGCTGTCAAAGGTGGTGCTTAAGATGGCACGGAACACTTTAAAGCTTGACACCAAGGGATTTGAACAGTTACTCACTAAGCTTGACAGTTTGGGCGGCGATATGATCGAGGTCGTTGATAAAGCCTTAACTGATGCCGGGAAGAAAATCAGCGAGGATACTCACAAAGCAATGGCAAAGCAGAATCTCCCGGCAGGCGGTAAGTATTCAAGAGGTACGACCGAGAAAGGCATTGTGGATAATCCACAGGTCGAATGGAGCGGCAGTAAAGCTTCGATCGATGTCGGATTTGATTTTGGCAAGCCCGGAGCAGGTGGATATCTTATCACAGGCACACCAAAGATGCAGCCGAACAAAGAGCTTAACAGGATGTACAAAGGCAAGAAATACATGAAAGAAATTCAAGAGCAGATGGGTCAGACGGTCGGTGAAGCGATCACAAAGGCGATGAGGTAAGCTATGGCAAGGAAGAGAGAAGCAGATACAAGTATCGAGGGAGCATTGATTTCATTATTGGAATCATTCGGGTTCCCGGTATACAGACAGGGAAGTGTTACAGAAGGCTATCCCGATAACTTCTTTACTTTTTGGGAGGATGAGGAGATCGGGAATGCTTATTATGATAACCTGACTGTCGGTGTGCGGTATAAGTACAGCGTGTATTTTTATTCAAATAATCCGGCGAATACTTACTCATATATCCATCAGGCTCGCACAGCTTTAAAGCAAAGCGGATGGGTGATACCAAACAGAGGCTACGATGTGGCGAGCGATGAGCAAACCCACACGGGGCGAGGGATCGATATTATCTATCTGAATCATGAAATAGACTAATAGGAGGAAAAAAACGATGTCGAAAGAATATTTTGAGTATCGTGGTGTCAGCAATGGTGTATATGCAGAGGTTCTCTCTGATACATCCGATGGCATCACTTTCGGCGAAGTCAAAGAGTTCACCGGGCTTTCAGAAGTTGGAAAGTCCACCGAGTCTGCGAATGAGCCGCATTATTATGACAATATTCCTGCGATCGTGGTATCAAGTACAGGCGCAGATACTCTGTCGCTCAATACTTCGGGTATACCGTTTGATATGCTCGCAGATATCACAGGTCAGATGTATGACTCAGCGACAGGAATGCTTGTTGAAAAAGAGCGTGTTCCCAAGTATTTCGCTCTGGGTTACGTTACACAGAAAACTGATGGAACCAAGGTTCTTGTATGGAGGCTTAAGGGTACATTCACGGTTCCCGAGCAGACAAGCACCACTCAGGATGCCGGAACGACTGCAAACGGTCAGACCTTGACTTATACAGGTATCTCAACGACCTATAAGTTCAATACTGTCCTTGATCCGCAGGGCGATAAGTGCCCGGCAAAGGCTGTCAATATCGATACAAGCGTAAATACCACCATGACCGAGGAGGCATTCTTCAGCTCGGTTAAGACTCCCGATGACATTCTCGGAAATGTAACTCCGACAGGTATCGGTGTTACACCTTCAACCGCATCGGTTAAGGTTGGCAACACCAAGAAGCTGACAGCTACACTTGTTCCTGCAGGGGCAGTTGGCACAGTTGTTTGGAGTTCATCTGCAACAGGTAAGGCAACGGTTGACGAGGACACAGGAGTTGTAACAGGTGTTGACGCAGGATCTGCAACAATTACAGCAACAGTAAATCTGCAAGGTGGCGGCACTCTGACAGATACTTGTGCGGTAACAGTTACCACATCATAAGCAATACAAATTCAATACGTGGGGGCAGTTTAGGCTGCTCCCATACTTTAAAAGGAGAGGGATATGACAGAGATCACACTTAATATTTACAAGGCTACAAATAAAAACGAGGTTGAAAAGACATACACCACTAAGGGATATAAATTGATGTATGGCACTGTTAAGGACTTTATGTCCATTATCGATCTTGATAAATTGGATGATAAAAATGAAGTGGCAAAAATGATCATGAAGGGATATGACCAGATTGAGCCACTGATTCTTGATATATTTCCCGAGCTTCTGGAAGAGGAGCTCCGCCGGACAGGAGTTGACGATATCGTCTCGGTTATCATTCAGACCGGGCAGGCTATCGCCGAGAGCCTCAATATCTTGAAATCAAAAAACTGAGCGAGGGAGTGGAGGATGACACTCCCATTGACGAGATGATGTTCGAGATAGAGGTCGGAATATGTGAGCGATTCCCTGCGCTGTCACCATTATCCATGCGCAGAGAGCGAGTAAATGATGTATTCCGGCTGATAAGCCAGTACAGCAACTATGCCCGGAAAAATACAAACAGTAACGGCAAACAGGTGATCCGGCGAAGAGCCGGTGATGATTGGTTCTAAGAGGTGATAAAATGCCCGAAAATGTTACGACAGCAAAATTCAGCGTTGATATATCTGATTTAAAGAAAAATATACAGGAAGCGAACCGTCAAATTAAGCTGACGAATGCGGAGTTCAAGGCAGCTTCTGCCGGGATGGGTAACTGGGCAAAGTCTGCGGACGGTCTCTCGGCGAAAGTCAATCAATTACAGAAAAATCTCAAGAGCCAGAAAACCATCCTGTCTGAGTATCAGAAGCAGCTCGAGCAGATAGAGAAACAATACGGTAAGGACAGTAAAGAAGCTGACGAGATGCGTGTCAAGATTTACAATCAGGAGGCTGTCGTAAAAAATACCGAGGCGGCTCTCGGCAAGTACGAAAAGCAGCTTGAGGAAGTCGAGAAAGAGACCAAGAAGGCAAGCACAGCATATGAGCAGCTCGATAAAAAGATCAAGGAACAGGAAAAGGCTCTCGAGGAAGCAAAGAAAGAATATGCCAATATCGTACTCGAACAGGGTAAATCATCCAAGTCAGCAAAAGACCTTGCAAAAGATATCGAGAAGCTGTCGAAAGAATTAGAGGATGATAAAAAGGCATTTGACGATGCAGGCAAAGCAGCCGATTCACTCGCAGGCGATCTTGATGAGACAGGAAAGAACAGCATAAACGCAGGAGATGCGGCAAGGAAAGCCGGAGACGGCTTCACTGTTATGAAGGGCATCCTTGCGGATTTGGCTTCCACGGCGATCAAGGCTTGTGTTGATGGCTTGAAAGATTTAGCAGGAGCCGCAGTCGATGCATGGAAAGCATTTGACGAGGGCAGGGATACAGTCATAAAGCTCACAGGAGCCACAGGCGATGCGGCTGACAGGCTCATGCAGAGTTATGGCAACGTGTCGAAGGTAGTGCTTGCAGACAGCTCTGATATCGGAAATGCCATCGGAGAAGTAAACACCAGATGGGGTGTGACCGGGGATGAGCTGACAGACTTATCTGCTAAGTATTTAAAGTTCTCAAAGATCACGGATTCGGATGTGATCGGGTCGGTTGACGATACACAGAAAGCCTTGTCCGCTTATGGTAAAGGAATTGAGAGCGTTGGAGGATTCCTTGATGCACTTGCAGCCACTTCTCAGGCAACAGGTGTCGGCACTGGTACACTGACAAGCGGTATCATATCAAATGCCACAGCTTTTCAAGAGATGGGCTTATCACTTGAGCAGGCGGTTGCATTTATGGGACAGCTCGAGAAATCGGGCACTAACTCAGAAACCGTGCTTAATGGTATGCGTAAAGCTTTAAAGAATAGCACCAAGGACGGCAAGGGTATGAATCAGGCTCTGCTCAATCTCCAGAAGCAGATAGAGAGCAATGGAAACAGTACAAAAGGCTTGCAGGCTGCTTATGATCTGTTCGGAAAGTCGGGTGATCAGATTTACGGAGCTATTAAAAACGGCACTCTGTCGTTTAAAGACCTAACCAATGCCCTTGATTCGACATCCGGCACAGTCGATAAGACTTACGCAGCCACAATGGATGCGACCGATAAGCTGCAGCTAAAATTCCAAGAGATGAAATTCACGCTCGCTCAGACGTTTGATGGATTCCTGCAGGAGAACAGTCCGATGCTCGAGGAGGCAATCGACCAGATCGGAGATGCGATCATCTCAGTCATGCCTGCGATTTCATCAGCTCTGACCGAGATTCTGCCATATATTACAGATTTTATAGAAAATGACCTTCCTGTGCTTATTGAAGATTTAAAAAATGAGCTTCCGGGGATTATCGAAAATGTAATTAAAAAGCTCCCTGATCTTATTAGCTTGATCGAAAAAGCCATCCCTCAGGTCATGGAATTGGCAGATTTCATCATAACGAATAAAGATACGATCATCGGTGCAATAGAAGCGATAGTTGTCGTACTGACAACCGGGAAGATCGTGTCGGCTGTTACAAATATAATCTATGCAGTCAAGGATCTCGGTATAGCATTCAAGGGAGTGAGTGCTTCAGTCGGAGCGTTTGGCACGGTATTCGGAACAGTGATGGCAGGTGTCGTATCATTCCTCGCCGGAGCCGAGATCGGTAAAAAGCTCGGGGCATGGCTCTTCCCGGAAGATGCAGACTTGTATGAGCATTATTCAGGTATCAAGGGCACATTCGAGATGCTTCGGGATTTGGTCGTTACGATCGGCGAGGAGATATACTATAAGTGGCAGGATATCATCCAGTTCTTCAAAGACGCATTCGTCAGCGTAAAAGAATTTGCTGTCGATGCTTGGAATGGCATAAAAGAGGCATTCGGAAACGCAGTCGAGTGGTTCACGAAACTTTTTGAAGGTATATCCAAAGCCATCGGCAAAATCATGGACGGTGTGGTCGGTATCGTTAAAAAGCCCATAAATGCGATCATCAGCTTACTTAACACATTTATTGACGGTCTGAATAAAATACAGGTTCCTGACTGGGTGCCGACAGTAGGCGGCAAAGGTATCAATATTCCACATATTAAACAGCTTGCAGAAGGTGGTGTGCTCCGCAAAGGTCAGATGGGATTTCTCGAAGGTAATGGCGCAGAGGCTGTCGTTCCGCTCGATCAGAACCGTAAATGGATCCACGCAGTCTCACAGGATCTTCGTGAGTCGCTTGCATCGGAAGGGCTTGTCGGGTCCAGTCAGCTCGGCACGAAGAAATTGGGCAATACCATTTACAATTTCAACCAAACGAACAACAGCCCGAGAGCACTTAATCGCCTCGAAATTTACAGGCAGACCAGAAATCAGCTCGCAATGGTTAATGGAGGAGTATGATGTTAAACATTAAAGTTACTCGAAATTTAAGATCGTTAAATATAACCGGGAACAGTAAATTTCAGCTCGTATCAGTGTCAGGCTTGAATCCGCCTGTCGCTGATATCGCATACTCACAGCTTGCCACTTCGGACGGCGGTGTTTTTAATATGGCAAGAGGACAAGCCCGGAACATTGTGCTTACAATACAGCCTATGGGCGGAGTCGAGGCAAAGAGGCTCGAGCTTTATGAGTTCCTCGCTCCAAAATCTGCGATCACTCTGGATGTAAAGACCGACAGCCGTGATGTCACGATTGAGGGATATGTCGAAAGTATGGAGATCGATTACAATGCGAATCCGCAGCTTGTGCAGGTGAGCATCATATGTCCGAATCCATACTTCAAAGCTAAGACAAAAACCACTGTCAATATACCGGGTACAGTAATAAATCCATCAGAAGCGGTGCAGGGTGCGGAATTTACGCTCACTCTGACAGGCTCCGGCACAAGTATCGTGCTCACAAATACGACCACAGGAGAGGCTCTGACTATTAACGATAGTGTATCCAGTGGTCAGATTGTAAGCATAGACACGAGACAGGGGCATAAAATCGTAAAGATAAACAGCATAAACAAGATGGAAAAGGTCGATCTGTCGAGCGATTTCGTACAGCTTCAGCCGGGAAATAATGCAATAACCATCTCGGGAGTATCTTGCACGGCGGTCTGTGAGTTTTATCCTTTATATATGGGGGTATAGCGTCAATTACCCACGGTCTAAAGACCGATGGGCTTGTAACTACCCAGTAGTACGTCTTAGACTTCTACCTTTAATACGGTGAGACTTCCGTGGTGTTACATCAAAGGGTGATTGACAACACCCTTTGCAGATAAGATATACTCATCTGCAACTGCATCAGGTACTAAACTTCCCATGCCGTGCAGTACGTTCTATACGATTAAGATTTTACGCCATACTCGGTTTCGTATAGCAACCTCATATCTTGTCAATGTGCAAAGAGTGCCTTTGGCGAACAGCACGCCTAACGGTTTTCTCTGTAAAACTTGCTGTTAAATATATTTTATTATACGGAACCACGATTTACAAGGCTCCTCCCACCACGCAAGCGTAGTGGGTTTCCGCCTACGATAATCGAAAGGAGTTTATTTATGAATCAGTTTTTGGTTCTGAACGAAAATTACGAATTAGAGGCGATCATTGATAACTACAAGTCAGTGATCTGGACGGAACGGTTCTATGAGAACGGCGATTTTGAGATTTACTGCCCGAATAATTCATATAACTACAATGCCTTGTCGATGGTGACTGTCTGGAATATCCCAAGGTTCATCATGCGAGCAGATGACCACACAAAAGTTGGGATCATAACGGACGTGCAGTATGTTCACTCAGTAGATGATGGTGATATGATCATCTGCAAAGGATTTACAGACGATTATCTGCTGCATTACAGGGTTATTTATGAGCAATCGACCTATGTCGGAAATTATGAGTACGCAGTCCGGCATATGGTCAGGAATGCACTCATTGACAGCGAATCACATATTACTGCCAGACAGATGAGCAATTTTAAGCTCGGAGCATGGGCTACGATCAATGACAACGTGCAGCTACAATTCCAAGGCGATTATCTCGATGAGGCGATCAGTAAGCTTTCAAAGGAACGTGGTTACGGCTATCAAGTTGATTTTGATCCTGAGAACAATGATTTTGTGTTTAAGGTCTTAAAGTCGATGGTAAGACCAGAGATTATTTTTTCGACTGCTCTTGATAATTTACTGAGCTCTGAGTACAATATTGGCTCAGTACCGAATACGGTCTATGCGATCGGAGAGGGTACCGGGGCAAATAAATATGTTGGGATTTATGATGTTTACACTTCACAGTCCGGCATAAATCGGAAAGAATACTACGTCAACGCAGAAAAGGTGTCCACGAACGCTGAATCATTTAATGCATTGACTTACGAAAACTTACTGCGCAACCGGGCAAAAGAAAGCTTCTGGGATAAGTTCAAAAATAATGAGACCACTAAAAGCTCTGTCGCTCCTAACAGTTACAAGCTCGGGATTGACTATTGGCTCGGGGATGTGGTTAAGGTTGTGATTGACGCAGGGGATCAGGGACACGAGAAAAAAGTCTTAAGTCAGAAGATCATCGAGACTGTCGAGTGTTGGGATGAGAACGGATACACCTGCGAGCCTACTTTTGAAGCGGTTGAGGGGTGATATATGTGGAGATTATATTTGTAGTTTTGTTGATGCTCTTATGGAGTGCAGTTGTACTTGCGATCGTTAAGTGGTTGGATAAATAAGATTTCATGCATAAAGCGTTTCTCCTTTCTAAAGGGGCAGGCATCCGTTGTGGTGTCTGCTTCTTTTTTTATATGTACACATTAAACAATAAAAAAGAGCCTTATTATCATACGTGATACATAAAATTGAGATTTTTAAATAAAGTAAAATCATATAAGAATGAGTAAATTTGAATTTATAATACACACACAATACACAACAACCGCCTCAAAGCCGCTTATTTACTGGGGTTCGATTCTGCTTAGCAGCAGTAAAAAAATCCCCTCAAGACCGCATAAATACTGAGTTTTGAGGGGATTTTTGTTGCCATAACACAAATTCTGTAAACCGCATAAATACTGATAAAATCGGGTTAGCTCGAGTTCACAATACACACATAATACACACTAACTATATCGGAGCAATTCGATATTTTTACGCATTTCTTCCATCGTGAGATGGGTATACACTCGTTCTGTGATAGTCTGAGGAGTATGTCCGAGAAGCTTCTGCAGGATCAATGGATCGCATTTGCACTCACGCATCCGGGTTGCGAACGTATGCCGGGTATCATGAGCATGATGTACTGTGTCAAACGAGCGCAGGATAGCCTTATTAAAGCCATTATGGGTCTTATGGTAAAATCCTATGCCTTCATCCTTATATCGCCGAAAATAAGGCTCTGCGTGTGCGTGGATGGGTATATCTCGGACACTTGAACGGTTCTTGGCTTTTCGGATATGGATTATCATGTTTTCGAGGTCGATATCATCAGCAGATAAGTCCCTGAGTTCTTTCGTACGCATTCCCGAATATAGCAGGCAGGCAAGACAGACATCCCACCAATGAAGGCACTGCTCGATATCCGCAATCTCGGACAGGGTAAAAATCTCCCGGTCAATGGTTGTCTCGACCGAATTGCTCTTAAGATGCTGCGATGGGTTCTTATCCACGATCTCCATCTCGAGGGCATAATCATACACTTTATGGCAGACAGTCTTGATTTCCTGCTGCTGAGTAGTGGTGCAGGAGTCTATACATTTCTGCATCATGGGAGCCTTGATGCTTCTGATCGGCTTGTCCTTGATCGGTGCGAGGTATTTATAAGCCGCCTCATAGTTCCGCCTGCGTGATTCCGTGAATCGCTTCTTGGCTCCCTTGTAGCATTCATCAAAGGTGACTGTCAGGACATCAAGGTCGAACGGATCGCTGTTATAGTCCATCAGAGCTTTAAGAGCTTCGTTCCGGGTGGCGAAGTATCCAAGCGTGACGAATTGCTGTTTTCTTCTCATGGTGATCTCATCAAAAGTCCACCCGGAAGTCACCCGGACTCTCCATTTCTTTCTTCTCTCTCCCGGAAGCTTGTGCACAGATCCCATTCCATTTGCTAATCTCATTTAATCATCCTCTCCATACATATAATTGATAGATTTATTGAATATCTTTGAAAGCGTGTAAAGTAAATCAGCAGATGGCAATGAGTCACCTTGTTCCCATGCCGCCACTCCTGTTTTACTTCCACCGACAAGCTTGCCGAGTTCCGTCTGAGATAATCCCATTTCTTCTCGACATTGAGCAATTCTTTTTTGAATTATCGCTCTGAGTTCTTCATCTTTTATCATTTTTTCACTTCCTCTCGTTTTTGTATTTTACCATATTTATCGGAACAAGTACGAAAAAAATGTATTGAAATAATAAATTTATGTTGACAGTACGATATAAACGTACTATATTGTATTCAGTACGAAATAAACGTACAAGATGTGGGGATAGGGATTAAGCCTTATCTCAATATTTAGGAATCAAAGTACGAAAATAACGTACTTTGAAAGAAAGGAGGGTCACATGGTAGGTGCAAGAATTAAGGAATATTTACAGCAGAATGGCATCAAACAGACATTTCTGGCAGAAAAGACAGGTCTGACCAATTCGCAGATATCTGACATCTGCATCCATGATCGCAGAATTGACTGCATTGAATACTACAAGATTTGCCGAGCGTTAAATGTTCCACTTGAAACATTTGTGGAAGATTTAGGTTAGGAGGTGGTCTGATGACTATCGCAGAAGCAGCCAAGATCCTCGATATGAGTCCGAACGACCTGAGAGGATGGGCGCAAACAAGCAAAGGGTGTCCGTTTGTGGTGATTACGAGGGAAGCAAAAGGCAGAGGCAAGCGGAACACTTACAAGGTGGATGCTGACAGATTGAAGCTCTGGAAAGAGGGGAAGATATGATTTTGTATTTGGAATTAGGGGTTGTACTTATGATGCTCGGGGTGACTGTATTTGAGTTGATCCGGGCGGTCATTTGGGAGATACAGGAGATCATTGAAGATTGCAGAGAGGAGGTTGAGGACGATGTGGAGTGACGAGAAGGCAGAGCTAATGCAGAATATCAAGCAGTCCATCATATGGTCGGTATGGTATCTGGTGGCATGGGCAGCGTTAATGATCCCGGTTACAAAAGTGATGTTATAAGGAGAGAAAGATGGAAGAGATAGCAAAGTACATCATTTTAGGTGTAAAAGCCGAAGCGGACAAAGAGTACGGCATCCTGTATATGGAAAAGGTTGCACTCGAAGTCGAGAAGGACAGATGCGAGAAGAAGGTCGAGGCTCTGACGGCAGAGGTCGAGGATCTGAAGAAGCAGCTTGCAGAAAGCAAGGAAGTCATTGCCGGATACCGGGAGACCATGAAAGAGGGACTCGGCATCAAAGAGGATGACAAGCTTGCAGATTTACAGTTTGAGAAAGGGGTAACAAATGAAACCACTATATGAGATTGAACAGGAAATACTCGAGTGCGTTGATATGGAGACAGGTGAGATCATAGACGAAGAACGGCTTGAGCAGCTTGAGATGGAGCGTGAGAAGAAGATCGAGGCGGTGATCTTATGGCGCAAGGATCTTCTGGCAGAGGTCGAGGCTGTCAGGGGCGAGGCTAAGAAGCTGTATGACAGAGCCAAGGTTAGCGAGAGCAAAGCGGAACAGCTTAAGAAGTACATCGAGGATGCACTGGGCGGCGAGAAGTTTAAGACCGAGAGATGCTCGGTATCGTATCGTAAGAGCAGTAAGATCATTATCGATAATCCGAACGATGTGCCGTTTACGTATCTTAAGGAAGTAAAAGAGGATTGGTTCTCAAAGACGGCTATCAAGGAAGCGATCGAGTCCGGGGAAAGCGTAAAAGGTACCCACAGAGAAGAGGGGCTGTCGATGGTGATCAAGTAAGAAAGGAGAGGAGAAATGACTATTAGCAGTGGAATTATACCGGGTGCGAAAAAGGTCGTGCTGTACGGTGCGGAAGGGATAGGCAAATCCACATTTGCGAGCAAGTTCCCGGAGCCGGTGTTTATCGATACAGAGGGAAGTACAAAGAGCATGGATGTCAGGCGGTTTGATCCGCCGAAGAAGTGGTCGGATATCGCAGAGGCGATCAAGTATGTGATAGCGAATCCTGACTGCTGCAGGACGCTCGTCATTGATACAGCAGACTGGGCAGAGATGATGTGTATCAAGTACACGTGCGAAAAAGGCGGAGTAAACGGTATCGAGGACTTTGGATACGGCAAGGGCTATGTATACGTGCAGGAAAACTTTAAAAAGATGCTCGATATGCTCGAGTCGGTGATAAATGCCGGAATCAATGTGGTTATAACAGCCCACGCTAAGATGCGGAAATTCGAACAGCCGGATGAGATGGGTGCATATGATCGTTGGGAAATGAAGCTGACAAAGCAGGTCGCTCCGATGCTCAAGGAGTGGGCGGATATGGTCTTATTTGCAAATTATAAGACATACGTTGTCGAGGATGACAAGACCAAAAGCAAAAAGGCACAGGGCGGCAAGCGTGTCATGTATACCACTCACAATCCCTGTTGGGATGCAAAGAACAGAGCCGGGCTTGATGACTGCGTGGCATTTGATTATGAGAGCATCCGGGCGGTGATCGAGAATAAAAAGGCTGTGACATCAAAGCCACAGAAGAAGAATGAGAAGCCAAAGCCGGAGCCGAAACCTGAGGCAAAGGAAGAGCCAAAACAGGAAACAAAGTCCGAGACGAAGCCTGCAGAAGAAGCACCGAAGCCCGAAGAATCCGAAGTGATACAAACTCTGCGCAGGCTCATGAAGAATGACGGCATAAGCCCGGAACGGCTTGAGTATGCGGTAGCAATGAAAGGGGCTTACTTCTCGGGGACACCATTTACAGACTATGATCCTGAGTTTATCCAGAACAGCCTGATAAGTAAGTGGAATGCGTTCGTGAAGTATGCAAAGAAGTTCAAGGATTCAGATATAAACATGGAAACTATACCATTTGATTAAAGAGAGGAGATAAACATGAGTGAAGAAACAAAGGTATTTGACTGGGATGATGAGGTTGAGTTTGACGGCGAGGAGCGCAGTTTTGTAACGCTCGAGGAAGGTGACTATGAGTTCGAGGTTACGAAGTTTGAGAGAGGGCATTACACTCCGGGCGCAGGAGCTAAGACACCAAGCTGCAATCAGGCAAACATGACACTTAAGGTCGGGACCGGGGATGGTGAAGCGTATATCGTTGACAGGTTCCCTCTGGCATCGACTATGGAGTGGAAGATATCGGCATTCTTCCGCAGTGTGGGACTTAAAAAGCATGGCGAAAAGTTAAAGATGAAATGGCAGGAATCGATCGGGCTTAAAGGCAGAGCCCATATCACCAAGACAGAAGGCAACAGGGACGGTGTTTATTTTAATAACATTGGGTACTATATCGATCCTGTCGCAGCCACAGAAGGAGAGGATGACGAATGGAATTAAGACCGTATCAGGTTGAAGCAAAAGATGCCATTTTGAAAGAATGGGAGGACAAGCAGCGCACACTGTTGGTTCTCCCGACAGGCTGCGGCAAGACTGTCGTATTTGCTGATGTCGCAAAAGACCGGGCGAGGATTGGACGAGTTCTTATCCTCGCACACAGGGAAGAGCTTCTGACGCAGGCATCGGACAAGATCGGGCGGTTCTGCGGACTTAGCTGTGCAGTCGAAAAGGCGGAAAAGACAAGCATTGGCTCGGATGATCCGATCACGGTGGGATCTGTGCAGACCTTAATGTCAGAAAAAAGACTCTCAAGATTTCCGCAGGATTTCTTCCATACAGTCATAGTCGATGAAGCCCACCATGTAATGGCGAAAAGCTATCAGAATGTTCTCACGCACTTTGATAAAGCAAAGGTTCTCGGTGTGACTGCGACTCCCGACAGGGGAGACATGAAAGATTTAAGCGGTTATTTTGAAAGCCTTGCCTATGAGTATAGCCTAAGGGACGCAGTTCTGCAAGGGTATCTGTCGAAGATCCGGGTGCAGACCATGCCGCTTGATATAGACTTATCATCAGTCAAGGTGTCCTGCGGTGATTTTAAGGCAAACGATATCGGACACGCTCTGGAGCCGTATCTTGAGGACATAGCGGACGAAATGGCAAAGGTCTGCATGGATAAGCACACGGTCGTATTTCTGCCACTTGTTTCGATATCACAGGAATTTAGGGATATCTTGAACAGCAAAGGATTTAGAGCGGCAGAGGTAAACGGCGAGAGTAAGGATCGTGAAGCGGTCTTAAGCGACTTCGAAAGCGGCAAATATAATGTTTTATGCAATTCCATGCTGCTGACGGAAGGATGGGACTGCCCGATCGTTGACTGTATCGTGATCTTGCGACCGACAAAGGTGCGGAGCCTATATTGCCTCGATGAAGATACAGAAGTGCTTACTCGCAAAGGCTGGAAGAAAGACGTAGATATCAATGAAGAAGTGGCTGCGTTTGATCTTGAGACAGATAGCATTGTCTATACACCAGTTATGTCAAAAGTTAGAAGGCCATTATATGACGATGAATATTTCTGCTCTGTTAAAGGCCAGAGCTCGGATATTAGAGTCACTAATATGCATAGAATGGTTTATGACAATAAAAGACATAAGGGATGGAAGATCAAGACAGCTACGGAAATAGCAGATATGAAAGATGGATGCTATATCCCGGTATCGGGACATGGTTCATTCTCAGGAGTTCCTCTCTCTGATGATGAGCTGCGATTTATCGGATGGGTAATGACGGACGGCTCAATCAATAAGGCCAATAATGCCATAACTATCACGCAAGAAAAGCACCAGCCGTGGCTTGAGGAGATACAAAAATGCATAGACGAATGTGGTTTTAAGCATAACAGATTTGAACGTTTTGAAGATACTGGTTACAAAAGGAGTAGCCCTGTTGTGTGCTGGACAATTAGTAAAGGTCAACCGAGAGGACGAGACAAGCATCTGCGAGGATGGGGAGCTCTTGAGCCTTATCTATCTAAAGACATAAGCCCTTTACTTCATCAGATGACCGAAGAACAATTCGATATCATGCTCGAGGCGATCAATCTGGGAGACGGGCAGAAACAACATGGAAAAAACTGGACACAGCGTTCATACCATATCAGAAAAGGCAACAAGACATTTATCGAAAATTTGCAGATTCTGGCTTTACAAAGAGGATATCGAGCGAATGTTACAGAAAGCATAGACGGCAATGGCAATCCGATATATGGGATTCATTTGAAGAAGCAGTCATTCGTTAAAATAGGCTGCCAATATGGCAAGCATGCTAAATGGATTAAAGAAAAGCATCATAACGGAGAGAGATGCTGGTGTGTGCAGAACATTAAAGGAACGTTAGTGACGAGACGTAACGGCAAAGTCGCAATTGTGGGTAATTGCCAAATGGTAGGCAGGGGCACGAGGCTGTATCCCGGGAAGGATCATTTGCTGATACTTGACTTCCTCTGGATGACAGGCAAGCATAACCTGATACATCCGGCGGATATTATCAGCAAAACAAAAGAGGTCGCAGAGGATATTACGGAAAAGCTCAAAGGTGGCGAGGAATCAGACTTATTTGAGATGGAGCATGATGTCATTACTGAGCGCAAGAACGCACTGCAGAGAGCTCTTGAAGAGGCAAGCAAGCGGCGCAAGGAGCGGAAGTTAATCGATCCGCTCGAGTTCGAGTTATCGATCGGGGATGATGCGCTGATCGATTATGTGCCCACGTTTGGATGGGAACAGGAGCCTGCGACTGAGAAGCAGCTTGAGTATCTTGAGAAGATGCAGATAGACGCTCACGACATGTGCAAGGGCAAGGCATCGATGCTTATCGACAGGATGAGCAAGCGCAGGGATTTAGGGCTGTGCACTCCGAGACAGGCAAGTCTCTTAAAGAAGCAGGGATTTAATAACACGTATGAATGGAAGTTTGAAGAGGCGAATAAGATGATCGGGCTCCTCGCTTCCAAGAATTGGCAGAAGTGGCGATTGCCGTTTGATGTGGCGGCATATACACCACCGAGCCTGATGAGGGATATCGAATGGATTTAGTGGAATTATTAAACTACATACCACCGTCTCAGCTTGAGTATCAGAAATGGGTCAACATTGGCATGGCTCTTAAGCACGAAGGGTATCCGTGCGATGTCTGGGATTCATGGAGTCGTGCCGATACCCGGTACAAGAGTGGAGACTGTGCAAAAAAATGGAAAACATTTAACGAAGGAGCCGGGAGTATCGTAACAGGCGGCACTATTTACGATATGGCGGTAAGGAACGGCTACACACCAAACAGGAGAGAGATAAAGACTTTCGACTGGGGTGATGAGATCGAGTACGATGGCGATGCAGTCATAAAGGATACAGCTTGGCTCGATACAAGCCGGGTGATCGAAGAGCCCAAGGAGTTAAACGGCACAGATGAGCTCCGCAGATATCTGCAGGCACTGTTTAAGCCGGATGATTATGTCGGATACTGCGTGGATGCGAGGCTTGACGAGGATCGTGGGAAATGGGTGCCTGCCAACAGTGGTGTATATGACAGGACTGCCGGACAGATCCTCGAAGAGATCAGGAAGCATCCGAAGGATATCGGGTATGCGATCGGCGATTATAACAAGCAGGCAGGTGTCTGGATAAGGTTCAATCCGCTTGACGGTCAGGGAGTCAGCAATGCCAATGTCCTCGAGTGGAGATATGCACTTGTTGAATCGGATAATTTAGAGATCGAGAAGCAGAAAGCACTCATGGAAGAATTGCGGCTCCCGATCGCAGTCATGGTTCACTCGGGTGGTAAGTCGGTGCATGCGATCGTAAAGATAAACGCAGTCACCGATCAGGACTACCGGGAGAAGGTCGATTATCTGTACCGGGTTTGCGAAAAGAACGGTCTTTCGATCGATAAGCAGAATAAGAATCCGTCAAGGCTGTCACGCCTGCCCGGTGTCGAGAGAGGAGACCACAAACAGTTTATCATCGCAGAGAATATCGGCTGCGGTTCATTTGATGAGTGGAAAGACTATATTGAGGACAGTATCGACACACTGCCGGATATCGTATCGTTCTCAGACCTTGACGAGCTGCCGCCACTTAATTCTGTCCTGATAGATGGAATACTGAGGACAGGGCACAAGATGCTCATATCAGGGGCATCCAAAGCAGGGAAATCATTTCTCTTGATAGAATTGGCTCTGTGTATCGTATCCGGGCGGAAATGGCTCGGACACGAGTGCAAGAAGGGCAAAGTGCTGTATATCAATCTTGAGGTCGATGGTAAGTCTTTTTATCACAGGATTGCGGATGTGATCTCTGAGATGGGGATGGATAAAAAACCACCGGGGCTTGATGTCTGGAACCTGAGAGGTCAAAGGGCTTCAATCGATATCCTGACTCCGAGGCTTATAAGGCGAGCCAAGAGCAAAGGATATGATGCGATCATCTTTGATCCTCTGTACAAAATCAACGAGGGTGACGAGAACAATGCCTCTGAGATGGCAAAGTTTTTTAATCAGCTTGATCACATATGCACAGAGCTCCAAACGTCAATAATATGCTGTCACCACCACAGCAAGGGCGCACAGGGTGGCAAGTTCTCGATGGACAGGGCAAGCGGTTCCGGGGTATTCGCAAGAGATCCCGATGCGCTGCTTGACATGATCCAGATTGATCCGAGAGATGTGGGCAAGTCACTCGAGGAAGGTCAGTCGGCTTGGAGGATATCGTCAGTGCTTAGAGAGTTCAAGACTCCCGACAGTATAGATGTGATATTTGACTTCCCGGTACACAGGATCACGAACGATCTCAAGGAAGCGAAACCGATGGGCGGTTCAGACAACTCAATCAATAGCAAACGAGGAAATGCTGCTAAAGGTGAAAAGGTGGAAGAGAAATATGAGCGACTGCAGGCATTCGTTGATAACTGGGATGATATCAAACCGGAAGATAGCAGAGCCATATATCCCACCATGAACGATGCGGTCAAATATTTTGAAACTGAGAAAGGCTTTTCGGCAGCCTCGCTCAGAAGATGGATAGATGCACATGACGATCTGCAAATTATCAATGGAATGATTTGCAAACCTGAAAAAATGTAAATGAAAAGATTTTTGCACCAAACCCCTAAGGGGAATGAATGCAAAAATTTCACCAAACCCCTAAGGGGAATGATGAAATTGCATCAAACCCCTATATAAAGGTTTTTTGCAAAACCGGGGGCGGCGGCAGTACACAAAACGCCTAAGGTCGGCGTTGTTGTTACTGTCACTCCGCCGTGAAAGGGAATGATGAAAAATTTGAAAGGAGATGATGAAAGTGCACTTTTTCTTATCGATGGAGCCGCCGACCAAGACACAACAGGAGCATCGGATAGGTAAACGAAAAGACGGCTCCCTGTATATATACGAGGATCGGGATCTGAAAGAAGCGAGGCTTAAACTGCGGCATGCTCTCAATAAGATCGAGCATGAATGCCTTGATGGCAAGATCCGGCTGACGGTGAAATGGTTATTCCCGAGAGGCAGTCACCCGGATGGAGAGTACAAGCCTACGAAGCCCGATACGGATAATCTTAATAAGATGCTTAAAGACGAGATGACACACACAGGGTTCTGGAAGGATGACGCACAGGTGGTCTCAGAGATCATTGAAAAGTTCTGGGCGGAGCATCCGGGCATATTTGTAAATATCGAGGAGATAGTATGAAGGACAGGAGAGAGTTTTATAATTTTGTAACCGAAGCATGGCTGTTTGTGAAGAGGACTCCGGCACCTGATCAGGACGATAACGAGGCTTGGGAGAAGATCATAGACGAGGGCAGCAGGCTGAACCGGGAATTTACGAAAAAGCTCGCAGACTTCATGGAGCTGCTTCGGGATGAAAGTATGAGGGGAACGATATGAGTGAGCTTAAATATGTTGGCGATCAGATACTCTGCCAGAGCTGCAAATATTCACTAAAGCAGCATAAGCAGTATCCGATATGTGATTACATTGCAAGGGCTGAGCACAGCCGGATATTTAATGACAAGAGAGAGCGCAGGCTGCCGAAAGGATACTGCGACTGTTATGAGGTGGTAAAGAGATATGATCCCGGAAGAGCTGTACAAAACGCATCGGGCTCAGAATTATGCGATGGCGCAAAAGACAAAGTATAAACGCAAGCTGTATCTTGAACAGGCTAACAGGCAGCGAGAGATAGTAAGCAGGAATTGGTATGACATCGGGAAAGGAGAGAATCATGACAGCAGTGATCAGGGAACAGATAAAGGATTATCAGGTCGGGGACAGGATTGAGTGTGTGTTCGACAGAGTGTTGAAGCGAACAGCGTTTAATCTGTCAAGCCGTGGATATGGTGTGGCAGTTATCGGATTTAGGGATATCGAGGATCATGTGTTGACGGTGACGGCATTGCCGGAGAAATCATGATGTAAATGGGCGCAGAATGATGCAGAAAGGGTATGAGGAATATGAAAGTATTAAGTCTATTTGACGGAATAAGCTGCGGAATGGTAGCTCTTGAACGTGCAGAGATAGAAGTTGAAAGGTATGTGGCATATGAGATTGATAAATATGCAATACAAGTCAGCAAAAAAAAACTATCCGCAGATAGAACACAAGGGTAATGTTTTTGACGCAGATTTTAAGCAGTATAAGGGATTTGATTTGTTGATTGGCGGTTCACCTTGCACATATTGGAGTATTGCGAAGAATAACAGAGAAACTACACCCGATGGACAAGGTGGTCAATTATTTATGCAATATGTCAGAGCATTAAAGGAAAGTGAATGCAGATGGTTCTTGTATGAAAACAATTATTCTATTCACAAAAACATCAAGGCTTTTATATCCGAGCAATTAGGTGTTGAACCGATAATGATCAATTCTGCCTTGGTATCTGCTCAGACAAGGAAAAGGTGTTACTGGACAAATATCCCGAATGTATCACAACCCGAGGATAAAGGCATATTGCTTGAAGAT